ACGGACTTAGGTGCCACATCAGTATAGGAGAAAGTACCATCATTGACAATGCAAATCCGATGAACATTGCGTCGGAACTCATCAACTTCATAGTGAAATCCTTTAGGTGGTTCATGAATAAAATCGGGAGGTAATTCGATCATGTGGTAAACTCTTCAACGATGCCAGATTCATGTGTTCCAGCGAGTTCAAATACACGAGACTTGATGATATTCTCTCGCAGATTTGAATAGTATTTTTCATTGAAATCACCATCATCATGAGCGGTGATTAAATCAAAACATTCATCATCATCCTGTGCAATTACA